ATTTCATTGATATGTCCACCTTCTGATTCATAAACTTTATTATATGGATATTCTGGTATTGAACCATTTAGTGGCTCCAATTCAGACCAAGTCTTTCTTTCATAATAACTATCAGGCTTATCTTCAGAAACTGAAGTAACTTTTGCAGGTGATGCAGTTTGAACTGGGTCTTTAGTTCCTTCATCACTTCTACTTAGATATGAATTACCTTTTTGGTATTCTGATTCTCTGGCTGAAAAATTAACATCGCTTTTGCCAATATAATCTCCAGTAGGATAGTTTAATCCAGTAAATCCTTTTGATTTATCATCTTGTGAAGATTTACTAGCAATTGAACCCATAATAATTGGATCTTGAGCACTTGGGCCATCTCTAAAAAATCCAACTACCCAGCTACCTTCCATTAATCCATGAGGAGTTGTTCCGATACCAGATGTTCCGGCATCTCCTACTGGCATCATCACTGTGGCCCAAGGTAAATCTTCAGTGCTAAGTATTTTTTTATCTTCCGTATGAAAACCAAAGCAACGAACCTTTACACGATTCATTTCTTCGGGATCAAATCTATCTTCAACTACTCCTGTAAACCAGGAGAATTGAGTGCTTAAATACATATCATCTCTTATCATTATTCATCTCTAGTAATTTTTAATATTTCATCTGCACTTTCTAAGAAAGAATCTTTTTTCAATTTAACTTTCATATAATAACCTTGACCTGTAAAAGTATGTACTTTACCTGCTACTAAATATTTTCCTGATAGATATTGATCTTTTGCTTCTTCATTTGCATCAGCACCAACTTTTTGTATATATAAATCTACTAAACCACCAAGTTCTAAATCAAAATCTCCTGGAATGGTAAATTCTTGAGTTAATGAGTTTAAATTATATAATCTTGACGAAGCTTCTAAATTATCTTGGCCAAATGCATTATGATAATTTTTGAGATTATTAAATGCTAAACTATTTTTTGATATAAAATAATTTTTGCCTTCTGTATGTGTATCTAATTTTCTATCAAGAAACTCAACATTACTACTAAATGATTTATGTTCATTTAATCTTTTAATAGGATCATCTTTAAAATTATAAACAATCTTTTCCATTTTTTTAGTAGCTATATCAAGATTAAATACTTGAGAACCATATACGCCTTCAGACGCAGATTTAAATTTTGATATATTAAAATCAGATGAAAGAGATCTAATTTTTCTTAATTCTTCATTAAAAGCATCAATTGCATTATCATTTTTTGTTATATCATTATCAAGAAATGGTAAATTATTATATTCAGCATAAACATCTTGATCTAATAATTCTTTATATGATTTTAATTTAACTTTACCTTGTATTGTTTCATAAAAAAAGAATGGTGTTCCATTATCAATACAATTTTTTAATAACCATTGTATTGCACTATGTGGTTTTAATCTTGGAAATATACCTTTACCTACACCAGTTGATGTGCTAATATCTAATTTATCGTTTGATATTTTAAGATTTGTTTTACATATGTCTTTAATAATACTACCATATGAACCATTAAATGGTTTAACAAGAGTAATAAATTGATTATTATAAAGATGTAATGAAATGCATTTTAAATTATAAGATTGCATACCAGCTTGTGTTCGTGAATATTCATTAATTTCAGCAATATATAAATCAAACTTATATTCTTTAGTTTCTCCAGTTATTTCACTTCTTGATATATGCAATTCAATTTTTTCATTACCTGTTATTTTAAAAGCTTCTAATAAACTTCTAGCATCTTCAACTCTTATCTCTGCAGTTAATCCATTTGTAAATAAGCTTTCTTTGATTGTAATTGATGTTACATTAGCTTTTAAATCAATCCATTGATCAGATTGATTTAAATTTGTATACAACCTTAATTCATTTAATTCAAATGCATTTGCTTTAAAAGTATTAGGACTGTTTTGATATGAACTAAGCATTTATCGCAGTTTTAAATTTATCAATAAATTGACCAATATACCTAGGGTCAACATAACGTATTTTAGATCTTTCTTCATTTATATGAAATTCATGATCACGATATGTTTCATATGCAAGATCACTTCTTGCAACACCACCTGTAGAACCAGAAGAAAAATGTGATGCACTTGATACTGGTTTCTTATCACCATCATTTTCATCATAATAATAATATGGAGCATCAGCAAATTTCCATACTTGATATGTTGAAACACTATCACCAGAACTTTGACCTACAATCAATTCTGTTACGTTAGGTATAGCATCAGGATCTCCAACAAAAGTACCCGTTACATCTTGAATGATTAATTGGTTCATATCAATATGTTTTTTAGTAAGTTTTCCTATGGCACCAGATGTTGCACCTCTTATTTCTTCACCTAGTGTAAATCGTCCAGAAATACTATTTCTATACTCAGTTATTAAGCCATCACCCGTTTTAATTAATTGTGGATTTGTTTCAATAACAAATCCTTCGTATTCTTTATTAATATAATCGAAAAGATTTTCTTGACTCAATGGCCATGCTCGATATCCATCATGTAAAAAATCATTAACAACAAAAAATGTCCAATAAAAATCTGGATTTTTGTATAATCTTCTTGAAACTATATCAGGTCTTTCACCATTTTTAATTTCATAAAATTTATAAGCAGAAAAATTATCTAAAAAGGTAGGTAATGGTCTAACACCTCGAAAGATATCAACCATATTTTGTTTGACACCTGTAAGATTAAAATCATATTCTACTTTTGGAAATTGTTTAAAAAACGACATTTATTAACCTCCTGGCTGAGTTTCTTCACCAGCTTCTGTTGCTTCGGTTTCAGCATCTATTTGTTCTTGTGTAGCTTCTTCACTTGGGTCAAGACCTGGATAGTTATCATATAAATCTTGACGAACTAATGTTTTTGTTTCTGTAAGGGTTAATGCCATATCTAATTCTATTGGAGCACCATCTCTATGAAAAGTATTTCCTGTTGCATTATATGTTGTTTCTAAATTTTGTAAATAACATGGCATTATAATAGGCATATGTAAATTTTCATCTTCACCAGCATAAAATTTTATATGAAATTTTGCTGGATATTGTAATGCCAATACACCGACTCTCTCTGGATACATATAATTTCTAAATACATTAATAATTTCTTTTGCAGTTTCTGCTTCTTCAGCAGATTCAGCAACAAACTTAAATGTAAAATTGAATGTTCTAATACTAGGGGCATCATAAGCTACTACTGTATTTGGATTTAATGCTACACCAGCTTCTAAAAGACCTATTCTTCTTGCAGATTCTGCATTTGTAAATCCACCAAAAAATGCATCAATATCAGAAGCAAATCTACCTAAAGTTTCAGCTCCACCTACAACTAAGTCTTGTTTAGTAAATCCTGTAGAACCTTCACCACCTAATCCCATTTTACTTCTAACAATATCTATTCCTTTACCCATTATACCTTTATCTAAATTTGAATAGGTTTGGCCATCTCCTACAGTAATACCTAAAGGTATGTACGTATGGATACAATATGGTCTTATTGTAGTATCGCCAACTCTTTCTTCAATCTCAATACGCATATGAGCATGACCTTGTTCAGCATATCTGCCTAGATCGCTTGGAAATTTTAAAATTTGACTATCTGACATTGTTTTTTCCTGTATAAATAAATAAAACTATATAGGTTATTTATATGAGTTACAAAGGTAGATATACAATTAAAAATCCAGATAAGTATGCTGGTGACGTTAAAAAAGTAATATATCGTTCTTTATGGGAACGCAATACGTTTCGATGGTGTGAAAATAATCCAAAAGTAAAACTCTGGAATTCAGAAGAGGTCGTAGTGCCCTATGTATCATCTATTGATAAAAAACTTCATAGATATTATGTTGATTTATTAATTCAAATGGATAATAAAAAGACGTATCTCATAGAAATTAAACCTAAAAAAGAAACACAACCACCTAAACCTAGGTCGCGTAAGACTAAAAAGTTTATCAATGAACAGTTAACCTATATCAAAAACAATGATAAATGGGAAGCTGCCAATAAGTTTGCTGAACATAATGGATGGAAATTTCAAGTATGGACTGAAGAAACTTTAAAGAATCTCGGCATCAAAGTACTATAATTTTTTTATAAATAGTTTATATGGCAAGTTTATTCGATACATTACAGGCACAAGCTTTTAGGGCTGGAGTTACTGCTCGAACAAAGCAGTCTAGAAATTGGTTTCAGAAAAAAGTTCAAGAATTACAAGTTCCAAGTAGACAAAGCATCTTAAGAGATTCGGCTTTAGAAAAAACCTCAAGAGAAATACGAGGTAATATGTATATGTATTTTTACGATCCAAAACATAAGGAAACATTACCCTATTATGATAGATTTCCTTTGACTATAATGGTTGATCCTGCACCTGGTGGATTTTATGGATTAAACTTACACTATTTAAATTATGGTGTAAGAGCTAGATTTTTAGATGAACTTATGAGTTTAGCTCCAAATAACATAAAAGATAATACAAGACTTACTAAATTAAGATATAATCTTTTAAATGGTGTAAGAAAATATAAAGAATTTAAGCCATGTTTTAAACATTACCTAGGTAATCATATTGCATCTCGTATATCAAGAGTACCAATGTCTGAGTGGGAGATAGCAATATTTTTACCAATAGAACAATTTAAGAAGAAGAGTAAGACATCTGTATGGCAAGAAAGTCTTAAAATTGCGAGAAGCTAATGAGCAATATTGATAATTTAAAATCATTAATATCTAAGAAAGGTGGATTGGCCAAAGCAAATAGATTTAATATAATCTTTACACCACCTACACAATCATTATTAAATTTAAATCCAGAAGTATTAGTAGGATCATTACTTTCTGGAACTTTTAGTGCACGTAACTTAATTAATGACCCAAGAGACATATCGCTATTATGTCAAAGCGCTCAAATTCCAGGAAGACAAATTACTACAATAGATTACCAAGCACATAAACAACAGGTGCCAATACCATATACCGCAATAAATGAAGATGTGCAATTAAAATTTTTACTTACAAACGATTATTATATAAAAGTTCTATTTGATA